GCGCCTGGTCGAGCTGGCGGGTCAACGGGGTGTCCATCCGGAGGTGGTCACGCATCACGACGGACAGGTCGCGGTGCCGGTAGCGGTTCACGATCTGCATCGGACCGCCCCCACCGCCGCCTTGGTTCAGCGCGTCGAGGCCGTCCTCGCCGAGGCGCCGCATGCCGCGGCGGCTCACGATGCCCTCGCCGTCCTCGACGCCCACGTTGAAGTGGTCGGCCGACATCCCGGGCGCACGGGCGACGCCGCCGTCAGGGAACTCCGGCGGCGGGGCGTTGTGGATCTGGATCAGGCTCCCGGCCAGCGCGGGCGCCACGACCGCCGCGGCCGCCAAGGGAGCGAACGGACCGAGCGGAGCGAACGACACGAGGAGGCCCATGTACGCGGCCGCGCCGTCCATGATGGCGGACGTAGACGCCAGCGCCTGGCGCCCCGCCCACGCCTTCTTCGCCGCCTTCTTCTCTTCCTCGCTCCCGTTCGCGAGGCCTGCGATGTGCGCGTCGAGCGCCTGGACCGCGAAGTCCATGCCCGCGCGGGCCACCTGCCACGCGGCGTCGATCGCCAGCTTCGAGTTGGCGCGCTTCGCGGCAGTGATCTCGTCGTCAATCTGCACCTGAAGTGCGGCCGCCTCGCGAGAGAACTCGACGCGCTCGGAGATCTCCTCGGTCATGATGTCGGTCAGCGCCCGCTCGCGCTCGGCCTGGGCGGCGACGATCGCCATGTGGGTCGTCTCGGCGTCCGCGCCCGCGAGAGCAGCCTCGCGGATGACGTGGATCCGGTCGTAGTACGCGAGGGTGATCCGCTCGCTGTCCGTGAGCGCGCTGGCGTTCGACGCGCGGATGCTCGCCGCGAGCGAGTCGTTCGCGGCCTGCACCTCGCGCGCCGCGTCCGCCGCCTTCCGCGCGTCCTCCTCGGCCTGGCGCTCGCGCTCCGAACGAAGCTGCGCCGCGGCCGCCGCCGCCTTGTCGTGCGCGGCCTTCTGTTTCGCCTGGAAGGCCTCGTCCTTCGCGCGCAGCTTCGCCGCTTCGGCCGCGACCCGCTCGAGGGCCGCGACGTCGGAGAGCTGCGAGTTGCGCGCCGCGATCTGCGCGGTGGTGCGCTCCCCTGCCTTCTCGAGGCCGTCGAGCGCGTCCGTGAGCCCCGATGCTCCGGCACCCCAGCGCGCGAGCTCGGAGGCGCCCAGCGTGCCGACGCCGAGCATGATCCGCAGCTTGCCACTCAGGCGGTCGTACCCGGCGGCGAGACCGTCGGCCGAGGTCAGCGCCGTCGCGGTGGCGTCGGAGATCCCGATCATGATGTTGACCAGGCGCCCGCCGCCCTGCTCGCCGGCGAGCAGACCCATCCCGACCTTGACCCGGTTCTGCACCTCGTCGAGCGCGCCCATCTGGTTCGCGAGGTTCGCGACGCGGTCCGCGGTGTCGGACGGCAGGACGAGGGCAGCCTGCGCCGCGACGGCCGCTCGCTCGAGCGACACGACGGCCTGCAGCCCACCAGCGATGGCGGCCGCGATGCCCAGCGCCGCAGCCCCGATGCCGGCGACGGCGACCGCCGCAGATCCGCCCGCGGCGCCCATCCCTTCGAGGAGGTCGTTCGCGTCCCCGATGAAGCCGCCGACCTGCTGGAACGCGCCGCCGCCCAGCGCGCCGAGCTTCTCGATGCTCTTCACACCGCCGCCGAGGCGCTTGTCGAAGTCCTTCGCCGCAGCCTCGGCCTTCTTCGTGGCCTTCGTGTTCGCCTCGGTCGCCTTCGTCGCCTTCTGGATCCGCTTCTCGAGGGCGATGGCGAGCGACGTCGCCTTCCCCTCGGACATGGATCCGACCTCGGCGAGCTGGCGCTTAAGCGCGTCGAGCTGGACGTCGATGCCGATACCGAGCTTCTCTTCTGCCATCAGCGCCCCCTCAACGCGCGCACTTTCAGCTTCGCGCCGCCCTTCTTGGCGATGACCTTGGCCGCGGCGCGGACCGGCTTCCGCACGAGGATCTGCCACGGCGACCCGCCGCCGAGGCCGTTCTTGTCGCTCTTGATCTTCACGGCGTAGTTGCCCTTCGTGTCGATCACGATCTTGCCGGTGATGGTGCCCGAGCCGGGGTCGACCTGGATCACCTGCTCGAGCAGGTCACGGGAGTGCGGCCGCCGCGGCTGGCCGACGGTCGCGCCGGTCTCCTCGCCGCGCTCGTGGTGCAGGCGGTTCGCCTCGACGTAGTCCTCCCAGCCGGGATCTCCGGACTTCAGCCCCTTCGGCCTGGGGAGGTCGCGCGCCTGCCGCCGGCGGACCTTCGTGTCCCCGACGAGCGTGCGTTCCTGCCCGACCGGCCAGTTCGCCCGGGCGTGGGTCATGACCTTGCCGAGCTCCTCTTCGAGCGCCTCGACCAGGGCCGGAGCGGCCTCGCGCGTGAGTCGCTCGCACAGGCGGGCGAGCCCGTCGTCGAGGTGGATCCGCACGCTGCCTCGTCCCACGGTGATGCGCGACACTGCTTCACCCCCGTGCCCGCTTGCGGCTCTCGCGCTGCTTGGCCTCGATGTTCTCCAGGCGCTTCTCGGCGATGAGCTGCGCTTTCTGGTCGCTCGTGAGGGTCAGGAACCACCCCGGAAACTGCCCCCACTCGCGCTCGATCTGCAGGATCAGCCGGTCGAGGCCGCCCCGTCCGGCGGGGCCCCGGAGTTTCCCAGGGCGGCGACGACCTCTTCGTCGCGGTAGACGCCTTCCGAGAGGAGCTCGTAGGCGATGGCGCCGACGGCGAGCACATGGTCGGGGTTGACGCCCGCGGCGACGAGCTCGTCGAGCACCTTGCCGCCGTACTCGAGCGGGTCGAAGTTGTACCGCGCCGCGGGCCGCCCCATGCTCTCGGCACCCCAGCACGCGCCGAGCGCCGCGCAGAACGCGCGCTGAATGTTGCGGCCGCCGCTCGCCCAGATCTCGCGGCGGACGCTGAAGCTCGTCGGCGCCCGAAGCACGACCTCGCGAGCTCCGACCTGGGCCGTGTGCGTGCGGCTCACTGGATCTCCCGGCAGAAGAGCGCGCCGTTGAACCAGACCTCGCCCTTACAGATCCAGGAGAAGCTGATCTTGTTGCCGTCGCTCGCCTCCGCGATGCTGTCGGGGGTGATGCGGCACTTCTTCAGCAGGAGCACCTGATCGGTGCCGCCCTCGACCTGCCAGGTGATCTTCAGATCGAGGTGACGGACGGCGCCGCCGCCGACCGACGTCGACGGGGTCGCGCCGCCGCTGGCGTAGGGGCCGTGCCCGTTGATGAACTGCAGGATCGTGCCGGGCGCCGTCTCCGTCAGGAGGACGAGGTACGCCGAGAACGAGCCCGACGGCCAGATGCGGTCGCCGAAGCCAGAGCCGAGGTAGACGCCGCGGCGCTGGAGGTCGACGACCTCGTTCAGCACGTCGGGGAAGGGGCCGCCCTGGAAGTCGCCGAGCTCGTACTGCGACGTGTGCGTCAGCACAACGCCGCTCGCGTCGTTCAGGGCGAGGACGCCGCGGGTCGCGAACGTCACGATGGAGTCGGGCATGGAGTCTCCGGTGGATCGGCAGACCGTACCGGGCGACCCGCGCGCGTCAGGACAGCGGGTAGAAGTGCCGGACCTCGAAGCGCAGCTCGCCGAGGTACATCGGGAAGTCGGCCTCGAGGCCCCGGGCGACCGCGTCCTGCAGACGGACCGAGCAGCCCGCGATCGGCGTTCCGAGCACGAGCGCCACGATCCCTGCTTCCCCGTCGAGGGCCGCGTCGTAGTCCTCGACCTGCGCGTTCGGCGCGATGACGCGCGCGAACTTCACGCCGATCACGGTGGTCGCCATGGTGCCGCGGCCGTCGCCCGAGAGGCGCTGGCGATCTGTGCTGCCGAGCTGCATGCCCGGAAGCACGCCGACCGCGAAGTCGGCGTGGCCCGCCATGCTGTCGCCCTCGCCCGGGAACGCGGGGTAAGCGAGCGGGCTCTCGCGCCAGGCGATCGCGCCGAGGGTCGCGGCGATGTTCGCAGCGATGGCTGCCCGGATCTCGGACGGCTTGACCGTCACCGGCCACACGCCCAGGTCGAGCCGCGCGCGGACTTCTTCCGGCCGACGGCGCCGCTCGCGCTGCTGTCGATGGCCTCGGAGACCTGCACGTCGGCGAGCGCGAGCCGGTGCTTCTCGAGGTAGAGCTTCGCATACTCGGCATACTTCGGCTGGTTGACCGAGAGGTCCTCGAAGATGCGCGAGATCGCGAGGAGCAGGTGCGGCTCCTCGAGCGCGTCCTGGTTCACGACCAGGTGCGGCCGCGGGCCCTGCCGCTCGAGCCACCGGAGCATCTCGCGCCAGGTGCGATCGATGACGGCCTGGTGCGTGGTGGCCTTCGTCACGCTCCCGGGCAGGCTCGCCTGCAGCATGGGCAGGCGGTCGTAGATCGTCTGGTCGCTGACGGTGGGGTACGGCAGGCACGCGACGAGGATGGCGGGCGCGCGGTAGTGCCGGACCTTCCCGCCGAGCGTGAGCGCCCAGGAGACGAGCCAACCGGTCCCGCGCTGCGAGCTCGCGAAGGTGGCGGTCGGGTAGGACGGGATCCCGTCGACGATGGTGACGTTCGCGGCGTCGACGAGGACGGTCCCCGTCGCGTCGGTGATCGTGATGGTCGCGAGCGTCGGGATGACGACCGCGCCGGAGCGGCGGACCACGATGCGCAGATCGTTCGTCCGCCCCTGCTCGATGAGCTGGGGCGTCGGGAGATCGGCGCTGTAGTCCGCCTCTGCCATCAGAGCGCGACGGCGACGCTGAACGCGTCCGCACGGCACGAGTTCGACGCGCTGGCGACGGACCACACCCCGGTGACCTCGATGCGCTGCGCGAGGGCCGTGTTGAGCGTCAGCTCCTCGAAGGCGACGCGAGCGGTCGCGGTGCCCTCGGCGCCGAGCGCGGTGACGGTGCCGGCGCAGACGACGACGCCCGCGGTGCCGGTGCTGCGGACGGTGCAGTCGACGTCGATGTCGACGACGTCGTTGTTCGCCACGTCGACCGCGCCGGACGTGCCGACGATCGTGCCGGTCAGCGTGGTCGGGCCGACGCGCATGCGGACGGTGAGGGTATCGGTCGAGTTCGTCGCCGGCGCGATGACGTCGGCGTCGACCTGGATCACCTGGCCGCGCTGCAGGCCGTACGCGGGGAGCGTGTAGCTGGCGAGCACGGTCTCGGTGGTCGAGTTCGACAGGGCGGTCCCGGCCGCCAGGAGGAGCGCGAGGATCTTCAGCATGGGGGGCTCACTTCTTCGACGGACGCTGGGCGTCGTCGACCTTGCGATGGGTGATCTCGGACGACTCGCGCGCGAGGTTGCGCGCGGCGTCCGGGTTGATGCCCGAGCGGCGGGCGCGGTCGTAGGACCGCTGCTCCGTCTCCTGGCGGGACTGGTGGATCTTCTCGCTCACTCCTCCGCCCCTTCGGACTCGGGGGCCTTCTCGGCCGCCTTGCCCTTGCCGCGGCCCTTGACGGGGTCGAGCGGGACGTTCGGGATCACGGTGTCGGCCTCGACGGGCTCGCGCTTCGCGAGCTCGCGCTCGATGACCTCGAGGTCACCGGCGAGGCGCTGCATGTAGAGCTTCTCGCCCTGCCGCTCGGCGCTCTCGATCTCCTTGACCTTCTGCGCCTGCAGGCGGTCGAGCACGTAGGTCGGGCACGGCTCGATGAGGCCGCGCTCGACGAGCGACTCGCACCACGCCGCGTACGCGACCTCGTCCGAGTCGATCTGGCGGCTGCCCGCGTAGACGCGCTCGAAGCGGGAGATGATGGTGCCCGGGCGGTTCTTCGGGCTGGCGAGGTAGCTGGTGCCCTCGCCGTCGACGTCCCAGGGGATGACGACCACGCCGTTCTCCTGCAGGGTCGTGATGGCCGTGCGGGGGTCGAGCTCCTCGGTCTTCATGTCCTGGGTGACCCCGTTGATCCCCGGGGCGATCTTCAGCTTCGCCAGCCGCGGCACGAGCTTGCCGCGCATGACGTGCCAGGCCTCCGCCCGGTGCGTGAGCAGGAAGGCCGGGGACTCCTCGGTCAGCGGGGCCGGGGCGCGACGCTCCTGCGCCTTCGCCAGCTTCGGGGTCACCTGGGTGGTCTCGGCTTGCCGCCCCTTGCTGGGCGCGCGGGCGCCCTCGGGGGCGCCCTTGTTCTTCGCTACTGCCATGTGAGCCTCGGAACGCCGATCAGGCGTCGGTGATGACGGAGACGCCGCAGAGATCGATGAGCTTCGAGGCCGAGAGGTACGAGCTCGAAAGGTAGCTGGTGCTCCGCGTGCGGGGCTTGCGCTCCCGCTCGAAGAGGACCTTGCTCCCGATCACGAGGGAGTTCGCGTCGTTCTCGGTGTCGACGCTCATGTCGCCCCAGCACATGGCGCCGCGGACGAAGATCGAGCCCGCGCGGTCCGCGCCGGCGTTGGCCGTCGGGACGCTCGGGAGCGAGTAGAGGTCGACGTCGAAGAGCTGGCCGCGGTAGCCGGTCCCCTTCACGGCGAGCAGGTCCTGCGCGGCCGGCATGTACTGGGCCGAGCCCGCGATCGTCAGGAGCCCGGTGCGGATGTCGCCCATCTGCACGGGGTGCAGGATGGAGCACGCCTGACCGGGGGCGATCTGCCCCTGGGTGTTGATCTCGAGCAGGTTCACGCCCGCGAGGAACTGCGCGATCGTCAGGTCCGCGCCGGTGCTTCCGACCGTGGTCGTGAAGTCGTCGAGGACGTTCGTGCACAGGTTCGCGAGGCGCAGGCTGTGCGAGAGCGCCGCGTCCTCGGCGAAGAGCGCCGGGTTGCTCACGACCCCGAGCGAGTCGGTGAAGCGCGCCAGGTCGCCGCGCTCGTACGCCTTCGTGAAGCACCCGATCGAGAGCAGGACAGAGCTGTCCGCCCACGGGGTGTTCGGCGTCGCGAGCATCTCGCCGATCTGCGACGGGAGGTCGAACCCCAGGAAGTTGATGATCGGGATCTTGACCGTGGTCGTGCCGAGGCCGCGGAAGTCCTTCCAGTACAGGAGGGCATCGTGGGCCGGCAGCATGTTGCGGTCGGTCAGGTTGAAGAGGAAATCACCCGTCAGGGTCTCGGCGGTGCGCTCGTTCGCGAGGCCCGCGTAGAGGATCTCGTCCGGCATGGTCGTGGCTCAGGTGCGTGGACCGATTGCGCCTTGGCGGGGGGCGTCCCGGGTTGGTCCGTGCGTCACCGTACCGGGCACCCTCTCGGGTCCTCCGCGCGGCGACTGCATGCGCCGCGCGGGGCCGGGTCAGCTCACTTCTTCGCGCCGCGGTTCGGCATCTCGCGGCCGGTCAGCTTGTAGAACTTCTCCCAGTCCTTCGGATCCTTCGACTTCTCGGCCTTCTCCCGCGCCTCGCGGATCTGCTTCGCGTCGGCCGGCTTCCCGTTCGCGCCGCCCGCGCTGTTGGCGTCGGCGTCGCGGCGGGTCTTCGGCGGGGTCTTCCCCTTCGTCGGCTTCTCCTCGACCTCCTCGTCGTCGCCGTCACCCTCGTCGGTTACGGCGAACAGGTCGCGGATCCGCTTCGGCGCCTTCTCGGGCTCCTTCTTCAGCGAGGCGATCCAGTCGCCGGGCTTCGGCCGGTCCTTCGGGTCGAGCTTGTTGTAGTGGTAGAGCACCGCCTCGCGGTCCTCGTCGTCGAGGATCCCGGCGCCGATGAACGCCTTCTCGGTGCCCCACGACATCGACTCGGCCGCGCGCTCGGCGCGCTCCTTCACGAGCTCGGCCTCGAGCTGCTCGGCCTTCGTCGCCTTCTCGCGCAGCGTCGGCAGCTCCTTCTCGTACTCGGCGACCTTGCCCTTGTACGTGTTCTTCAGGCCCACGACCTCGCGGAAGCGGTGGGCCGGGACCTTGCCGTCCGGGGTGTCGTCCTGCAGGTCGTCGTTCTCGTCGGCCATTGGTTCCTCAAGCCACCTGGTCAGCGGCGTCGGTGTCGGTGTCGTCGTCCGCCCCGGTGTCCGGGGCGGGGGGATCCTTCGGCGCGGGCTTGCTCGTCTCGGCGTTGACCTTCGCGATCCGCGCGAGCGCCTCGACCGCGCCGGCCTCGTCGACGCCCGGGTTGAGGCGCATGTAGACCTCGACGCGGGAGATCAGGTTGTGCGAGAGGAGCTCGACCATGTGCTGCCGCTCGGCCGCCTGTTCCTCGACCGATGGCGGGACGGCGGCGTACGTGACGCGCCAGCCGCTCGTCGGGACGTTGGCGCCCGTGGCGAGGTTCCAGAGCAGACCCGCGAGCCGCAGCGTGCGCTCGTCGGAGCGGGCGAACGTGGGCGCGAACCGGCGGGCCGCGGCGCGCTGCGCCTCGTAGGTGATCGCGATCGCGTACCCGCCGCGCGCGTCACCGGCGACGCGCTGAATGTCGGCGGGGTTGATCCCGCCGCTCGCCGCGACGCGACGTTCGTACAGCGCGATCGCCTCCTGCAGATCCTTCGTGTCGATGGAGACGGCCCACTGGCCCGTCTGCACGGGGATGCCCGGCTCGTGAGGCTCGAGCTCCAGGATCACGGCCGGGTCGACGATGATCTCCCGACGCTGTCCCTCGCCCTCGTCGTCTTCCGCGAGCTGCTCGCCGGCGATGCGGGCCCCGGCGATCCACCGCTGCGGCCACGACCCGAACTTCACGGCGTGCAGGAAGAACGTGAGCAGGACCGCGACGTTCAGCGTGCCTTCCACGATCTCCGATCCCTCCCAGGCGTCGAAGAGCTGGCCGGTCTTCCGGGCGTGGTAGATCGAGTACGGCAGGAACGGGGCGTCGTTCTCGTCGAGCCAGTAGTATCCAGCGGCGACCTCCTCGGGCGTGAGCCACACGGCGGTGACGTCCTCCTTCCCATCGGCGGCGAGGATCCGGAACGTCGGGGCGCCCGCGTCGCGGATGTCGTACTCGTCCCATGTCCAGAACGGCTCACCGTCCTTCCAGCGCAGCACGGCCTCGCGGATCCACACCGGCTCCTCGGGGCGGGCTGCCGTCGCCCGGGCGTCGATGAGGTCGGGCGGGACGGGCGTGAACACGAGCTCGGCGGCATCGCCCTCGCCGTCGACGTCCACGCGCAAGAACATCTCGCGCATACCGATCGTGTCGCGCTGGACGCACTGCATCATCTCCCACAGGCCCGAGCGATCGATGGCCTCGAGGAGCGGGGCGCCGCGCTCGGTCTCCTTGTGGCGCGCCTCGGGCGGCCGGTCGTAGAGCACGGCGACCGCGCGCGTGCTCTGCGCGAACACGTTGCTCGACCCGTCCGGGATCCCCCACGCCGCCTTCCGGACGTCGCCGATCGCGACCTTGAGGCTATCGTTCAGCAGGTCGAGCCAGTCGCCGTAGAGCAGCTTCCGGCGCCGGCGCGTGTGCTTCCACCGCGCGATCGTCCGCGGGTCCTGCGGCGTCGGCGGCTCGGGGATCGTGGAGGCGGTGTCGTCCATCCCGGACCGTACCGATCACGCCGCGATGGCCGTGACGTGCGCGCGAGCGCCGAGGAAGCCGCGCATCGCGTACGGCCACGTCGCGTACCGGGCGGCGTCGATCGGATCCTTGAACTCGCTGTTGTCCCCCTCCCACTTCTGCAGGCACACGATCGTCCGCTCGCAGCGCGGGTCGACGGTGAAGTGCCCGGGCCGGAGCATCGCCCGGTGCAGCCACTCGACGCCGCGCCAGACCGAGCCGGCGCCGCCGCCGCGCCCCGTCTTCGCTTGGCGGATCGAAGGGTCGAGCGTCTGGTTCCGCTTCAGCTCGCCGCGCTTCCGGAGCTCGCGCTCGAGGGCGGCCGCGAGATCGGTGTTCGACTTGCGGCCGACGCGGCCCGTGGTCGGCTTGTCGCCGACGGCGCCGGTGACGTCGCGCTTCCACTTCCAGCCCTGGGTGTCGAGCATCCCGAGGATCCCGACCGCCTGCTCTTCGGGGAGGGCGGTGCCGTCGCTCACGAACTCGTCGAGCAGGTGCACCCGGGGATGGTCGCCGCGCTTGTCGACGGCCGCCAGCATGCCGACGTCGCGGAAATCGCCCTCGCCGTAGTCGAACCCGAAGTGGACGCGGAGGTCGACGCCTTCCGGCAGCGCGTCCTCGACGACGTGCTGGTCGACGTCGAACGACGAGAACACCGCGCCCTCGATCCGCTGCTCCCACTCGCCGTCGAGCACGACGGGCTGGAACCGCTGCAGCACCAGGCGCCGCTGCTCGGCGATCCACACCTCGTCCATCAGCGTCCCGTCGAGGAGACGCATCGGCTCGCGCGCGCCGATCGGCGTGAGGTTCGCGACGGTCAGCTTCGCGTGGACGTCGAAGATCGCGCCGTCGCGCACGAGCTGGCGCAGGTACTCGACCGGGCGGTTGATCGGCGTGAGCGTCAGGCCGATGTCGCCCGCGCGCCGGAGCACGCGCCGGTCGAGCTCGCGGTAGACCTCCTCGCTGGTCGGCTCGTCGATGAGGATGTAGTCGACCGTCGCGCCTGCCAGCGCCTCGGCCCCCTGGTTCGTAGTGCGGAAGCGGACGACCGAGCCGCACTCGAAGACGACGGCCGGGTTGTCCTTCCCGAAGCCGTACCGAGGATCGAAGGTCTTGTTGCGGATCAGGTTCTTCGGGCAGAGCTCCCAAAACTTCTTCATGATCGCGACCGACTGCGGCCACGTCGTGCACACGATCCAGATCTCGACGGGCGGCACCCGGGTCGGGATGTATGGGTGCGTCCCGGTCGCGCGCCAGATCACCTCGGCGAGGCCGCACCAGGTCTTCCCGATCTGGTTCCCCGCGCGGAGCAGCTTCCGCTTGTCGCGACTGCGCAGCCAGGCCGACTGCGGCGGGGTCCACTGAATGAAGTCGAGCGGTCGGTTCTGCGCGTACTGCTGCAGGGAGCTCGCGCCGTTCAGCGCCCGCAGCAGGGCCGGGTCGTGGCGGTAGACCTGGACCGGCATCAGTGAACGGCGCTGTCGAGGTCCTCGAACGCGGCCGCGCGGAGCCTCGCCCGCAGCGAGGGCGGCAGGGATGTGATGGCGAGCACGAGCTCGTCGACGAGCTGGTCCTCCGTCATGTCCGACCGCTGCGCTGCAGCCTCTGCCTCTGCACGGGCGCGCTCGCCGAGCGTCAGCTTGATCTCGTCAGACAGCAGCTTCTGCGCGGCGACGAACGACTCGGCCCGCTCGGCCTTCACCCGGAGCGCGCGGGTCTCGGCGATGAGCGCGGAGACCGTGCCGACGTCAGTCGACCGCCCGGCGCGCTGCTCGGCCTTCAGCGCGGCCAGCGTCTGCACCAGCTCGGCCAGCTTCGTCCGAGCGTTGACCGCGGGGCCGAAGCTTTCAGCGGAGCGCGCGAGCTCGGCGGTCGTGCGCAGCTCCTCGATCTCGGTCTGGAGCGCCCGCACCCGATCGTCGAGCGCGGGGTTTCGGGGCTTGCGCGGGGTTCGGGCCATGGCGGACCGTACCGACCCGAACCGATCCCCTTTTTTTCCGAGAACTAGCGCGCGCGGTGCGACAGGGCAGAG